TTTTAATCTCATTTAAAAGATTCATTTTTTTTAATCTTCAAATCCTAAATATATATCCATAGTTCCTGTAGCACCTGTTGAATCAGGATCTCCTCTCCAAATACCACCAACATAGATTGTATTAGAGTTTGCTGCAGGCTGTAAAAGAAGTCCTATATTTGATTTAGTAATAGCATAAGCTGTTAGCAAATCTCCTTCTGATAAAGTCATTTGGACATTACCACATATTTGAACTGCTTGTGCTTCTGCACCAGTTATATCTACTGCTGCACTACCTGCAGTTGCACCATCTACCAATCCCTGTGCTGATGTAGGAGCAGTTCCATCTGCATCTGAACCTATGCAAAATACAAGTTCTATAGGAGCTGCAGAATCATCTGCATCTAAAATTGAAATACTTTGGAGCATTGTAGCAACACCTTTCTCAGATGAAGCCCCTGCAACTGCAGTCCAATCAAAAGCCACATCATTATCGGCATTATCATCTGCTGTCATTGTTGGTTGAATTTTAACAACCCTTCTGAGATTTCTTTTTATCTCACTCATTTTTTCTCCTTTTTAGCCTTTTCTTTTTTAGGCTTTGCTTTAGGTTCTTCTAAAACTTCTATATCAAACTTTCCACTTTTTTTCCATTGTTCTAATCTTGCCTTTCCTACAAAATATTCTACACCAGTTCTTTTTCCAGATGGTGCACATAAACCTTTAAATTTTACTTTTATATCTTTCATATATTCTCCAGTTAATGTAAGGGGAGCATAAGCCCCCCTTACAGATTAATAAGCAAAGTAAGAAATTCTTACCAAGCAGTTGTGCCTTCTTCAACAATACCCCAAACTTTAGTTTGGCTAGCATCTTGATTTAAAGCAGAGCCATAAATCATATCACCTACCATTTTGTGTGCGATATAATCAATGTCGTATTCAGATTCAATAGTTGGCTGTTTGCTAAAAGCATAAGCTAAACCTTGATTATGAACAACGAATCCACCAAGAACATTGGCATTATTTAATGCACCATCATCAGAATCAACAGCATCATTATGATTTGTTGATGTGATATTGTTAGAAAGAACAACAGGCATACCCATAACTGATCCAACTAAACCATTTTGAATGTTAGCTGTGTTAGTTTTAGAAATATGAATAAAGTCATCTATTCTAAACAATGAAGCATATAAAGTTGGATTTAGAACTAATGTGCACTCGCTAAGAGGAGCATCATTTTCCATTACAACTTTTGATATATGTGCTAATGTTAAAGCATCAATAGTTTTTGCAACTGTGTTGCCTGCTATATTGATACACTCAGTAGTTAATGCTAAAGTAGCTTCTAAAGAAGCATCAAATCCTAAAGCCATTTTATAGCCAATAGAATCTGCATACATAGATAATAAATCACTATTTGACTGAACTTTACCCATATCATCAACCATTGCTGAAGCATAGCTGTGAGTACCTACAGTTATTGCGATTTCATCTTCTGTTGCATTAGTATAATTTACTGGAACATGAGGATCTTTAGTTGCTATATTTGCTACATCAGCTACTGATGGAATATGAACTTTATCTCCACCTGATGCCAATAGTGATGAATAATCAACACCTAAGTTTGCTAAAACTAGATTTTTTTTGAATGAAGCTCTTACTGCTTCTGCCCATAGCTCTGGAATAAATACAGCTAATTCTGTATCAGAAGCATATGAAGCTGCTGGATTTGCTAAACCTGTGCTTGTTGCCATTTATTTTCCCTCCTAAAGGAATTAAACTCTCTTTCAACTGCCGAAGCCTTCATTTTGAGAGTTGTTATTTTCTAGCTCCTTTTGGTTTTTTGGTATACTGACCAACAATATTACTCCAGTTTTCTTTTAAAGATTCTTTATTTTGCCAATCAACTGGCTTATCTGGAATAACATTTCTAGCATTACCAACAACTTCAGGAGCATTTGGTTTTATGTTATTAATTTTACTTGTTATATACTCTAAAGTATCTAAATCTAATTTAGATAAAGATTCTCTATCTTCTTCAGGATGATTTTCTAAAAGTTTTCCTCGTCTAGTTTCTTCATACTTAGTCCACTTTTCAGAATTAGTAGTTAAACTTTCAACTTGAGAAGAAGCCTTTTCATACAATGTTTTAAATTCTTCTTTCTCTTTTAGCTTACTTTCTTCTTGTTGTGAGAACTTTTTTTCTAACTCAGCTAAACGAGCTTCAGCATCCTGAGCCCTTTTGCGATACTTTTTGCTTTCTGCAATATACTGATCATTTGGGCTAGGTTGAGCAGTTTCTTTAGCAGGACTTTCACTTACTGTTTCTGTCGTTGCTTGTGTATTTTCTTCGGACATACTGTCCTCCTTCTTGTTATAAAAAACATTAATTATGCAAATTTTTGCATATTTTAAGTATATAACTTAAATTAAGTTTAGAAATAATGCAAATTTTTGGTAGATACACAGATAGAATATAAAGAAAAGTGGTTTGAGTATATGGAGTACAAGGCTCATAATGGGCAAAAGAAACTTCATTACCCTACCAAAGATACTGCGAGGTTTTTTGTCATGGTATGTGGAAGAAGGTTTGGTAAAACAACAGCCTCAGCTATGGAAGCAACTTATTATGCTTCTCAGCCCAACAAAAGAATTTGGCTTGTAGGATTGTCTTATGATAAGGCAGACCTTATGTTTAGAGAAATCTGGAGGCTAATGGTCATTGGACATTCAAATGACATAATAAGAGCCTCTGAAAAAGATAGATTTGTAAAGTTTAAATGGGGAACAACTGTTGAAGCAAAGTCTGCAGACAACCCAGATTCACTTGTAGGTGAAGGGTTAGACTTGCTTATAATAGATGAAGCAGCTAAGGTAAAAAGAAAGATATGGGATATGTATCTTTCACCAACATTATCAGACAGAAAAGGGAAGGCTATATTTATAACCACACCAGAGGGTTTTAACTGGATATACGATTTATATCTTCTTGGTAAAGAAGATGAGCTCTGGGAATCTCATCAAGCACCATCTTGGGATAATCATTTTGCCTTCCCTACTGGTAAAAGCGACCAATTTATCCTTGAAAGAAAAAGGAATATGTCTAAAGAGGTGTTTGACCAAGAGTATGGAGCTAAATTTACTTCTTTTGCAGGTCGTGTTTATCCTTTTGAAAGAGATTTAGATGTAGGAGAGTTTCCTTACAATCCTAACCTACCTACATATTGCAGTATAGACTTTGGGTATAGGATGCCTGCTGTTGGTTGGTTTCAAATATATAGAGTAGGTGGAATATGGCATATTAATATGATAGACGAAATAATACACAAGACAAATATAAAAACTGACGAGCTAGCCTTAAAAATTAAGGCAAAAAGGTATGGTGTCATTAGATATTATGGTGATCCTGCAGGTATGCAAGCTCAAGGACAGTCAGGTATGGGAGATATAGAGATTTTTAAAAAACATGGAATAGTAGTTCATACTAAAAGAGATAAAGCATCAAGAAATATAGCTTCTGGTGTTTCACATTTAAGAGGCTTTATAGAAAATGCTGTAGGACAAAGATTTTTTCATGTTAATAAAAAATGTGTAGGGATAATGGAAGATTTAGAAAATTATCGCTACCCAGAAGTAAAAGAAGGTCAAGACTTAAAACAAGAGCCATTAAAAGATGGCTACCACGATCATGGTTGCGATATGATTCGTTATTTTTTTATAAACCAGTTTCCAATAAAACAAAGAGAATTTAAAGTGAGGACAAGATGATACATAGTTCATTTTCAAAAAATCAAACAGTAGATCAGATAATAAGAGAGTCAGTTAAAGATACAAGGCTTAATGTGCAAAAGCAAAGAAGGGAGTGGGTAAGAAAAATGCTTGACTATTATGGTGGTAATTACACTAGTCAGTATATTGAGGGCTACTTTGATTCAGATTCTTTTAGAGAAATACCAACTTATAATGCTAACTTTACAAGAAGGTTTGTAAATAAAATGAGTAGAATATACACAGTTGGAGCAGACAGAAATGTAAATCCACAATATGATATTCTAACAAAAAAGAAAAATGCTAGAATGAAGCATGTTGAAAGAATGACAAGGCTTATGGGAACGATAGCAACACAAGTCATTTACAAAGAGGTGCATGGTGTTCCTTGTTTTGAATACAGACCATTATATTACTTTGATGTGCATTTAGATGATCCTTTTACACCTTCTGCTATAATATATCCATTATTAATGCAACCTGAAGATATCAGTTACTCACAAGACCTAGAATATGCTTACTGGGATGACAAATATTACATTCATTATGGCGAAAATGGAAAGATTATTGAAGAATATGAGCATGGATATGGTGTTTTGCCTTTTGTATTTACACACAGGGAAGAACAAGTTGATGAATTTTTTGTAGATGGAGCTAATGACATTGTTGATTGTAATGAACAAGTTAATATTGCAATGACTGAAATGCAACTAGGATTAAGGTTTCAAATGTTTGGACAGCCATTTATGACAGGTGTAGATAGTGATAAAAGAATAGAAAGA